AAGTCCTCCAACGCTTCCTGACGATTCATAGTGTCAGCATCGTTGCAGAACTTTAGAAACTGTTTAGCTTCTTCGATAATTGGATCGTAGTCGCCTTGTTGATTATTTGCCATCATCCCATCCAACTAACAGGGTTGCCAAGTTGCGCAGATATAGGCTTTTGCCTTTGTTTGCGCGGTTCTTGAATCATTAAGCCGATATACCTAAAAGCATCAGCACCGTGAGAATAATGGTCATGCAACGGATTCCTGCTGAATTGCTTAGTATCTGGATCGACTTCATACCGATAATGCCTTAGACATTGTAAGCCTTCGGCAGTATTTTCTCTATCAAAATAACATTTTGGGAAGATTGTACGCGCTGCATTTATGCTGTCAACAATTGGCACTTTATCCAAAACCCTAGTCTTAAACCCTGCGTTTCTAACAATTTCCTCAATTGTCATGCCAGCAGCAGCTAAGGTTTTGTTCTGCGCATCATGTGGTAGCCAGATAGTATCGTACACATAACCGTACGTCTGAAGCGTAGCCAAGTAATGCGTCATGGTCTTTTGGGTGTCCTGAATGTAACGGATCAGCCTGGTTTCCATGCCTACGAACTGTAGGAACCAAATAGCTGTATGGTCAGCCCATCCTAAGTCAAACACCGCATGTACAGGCTTGCTTGGATCATACGGAACCTTAGTTATCCTGCCATCAAACTCCGCTTGTTGCATCTCGTTAGCAAAGATAGCACCGTCGACCGTAACCCTGCACAAGCCTTCCCAGACGTTATTGTAGGCTTGTATATCTCTTAGCTTTAGCTGATCCTTTTCCTCGCGCAATGTCGTTGGAAACCAAGGATTGTCAGACCAATTGATCTTACGAACTATTGCGTTATCAGGCGCATGAACTACAAATCGTTGAAATGTCTCGTCAGTTTCTAGCTCAGGGTTGAATGTCACCCATATCTCAGATTTCTCTTTACGGATGGTAGGTATCAGGGTATTCCAGCTTGACCGGCTAACCGTCTGCGCCTCCTCAACCCAGCAAATGTCAACGCCTTCGTATGATTTGACGTTGGCAACATTGTTTTTAAGTCCTACAAAATTGAACTCTGAACCGTTTATGCCCCTAATGGTGGCTTGCGTTACGTCGTAAAACGTTTCAAGCCCTAGCGCCTGTATTTGGTCGCATAGCAGCTTATGAACGGAGTCTTTTAGGGAAGTTTGGAATTCACGCGCACAGAGTATGCGGAGCGGGTCTTTAGCTGCCAAGATTAGCAAAGCGCGGGATACCCCCCAAGATTTTGCCCCGCCGCGTCCGCCGAACAGCACTTTATACCGCGACTTTTCAAACAAGCACGACAGCTTTTCGGGGAACTCTGCTTTTCCTATAGCCTGGGCAACAATGTCACTCATTTGGCTTTACAAACGTAACCTGAATGCCTTGTAGCAATGGTGCGCCTTCTGCGCCTGTTAGCTCTGTTTGCTGAACTGCCTTGCCATCAAGCCTGTCAATCAACTCCTTGACTGCCCACGGTTCCATAGCTCGCGCTGCTTCAAACAAGCCTTCAGCTACCTCGCGTAGCTTTGTTGGTTCTTGAACGGCAATCTTACGCAACTGGTCATAAAACATTTTGCCCTTAGCTGCATTATTGTTGCCCAAAGGTGCACCTGCTGCCATATTATTTTAATCCTTAACTATTTGGTTTTCTTAGGTTTCTCTGCTGCACGTTTTGTCGAATAGGCAATAGCGACAGCTTGCTTTACTGGCTTACCTGCCTTGACTTCAGTCTTAATGTTTTCTTTAAAAGCCTTATCAGATTTGCTATGTTTGAGCGGCATATTATTTCCTCTTAGCAGTTTTAGCAGACTCTATAAATGCTTCTTTGGTTGGTGCGCCTTTTGTTCCAGGCTTACGCATCTTTTCTACTGGCTTACCAGCGGCCTTCTCAGCCGCGATACGCTCTTGCTTTGCGTGAATGTTTGCGTATAAACCTGGTTTAGTAGCCATTAGCAATTCCAATTCTTAAGTGATGCCTTTGCACGTTCTGCAGGGCCTTTAGCATTTTTGACTACGCCTTCCATTCTTGCGCAGAAGCTTGCCTTCCTGCCCTTATCAGCGTCAGTCTTGGGATGTGGTGCTGGTGCTTTTAGGTTTGAACCATTCTTTGCATTATATTCAGCGCGACCCTTAGCTGTCATACCCGCGCCTTTTTCGGTCGGGTTGTAAGTCTTAGCCTTACCTGTGGTTTTGTGCGGAATAGGCTTATCGTGCTTAGGCGGCATCTAATTCCCTTTCTATCCAGCAAATATCTGCTTCTTGGATAATCTGATATTCCTCACCGTCATGTTTGACAGTAGGCCATTTCAAATAATCACCATTGCCGTAACGGATAAAGTCGCCTGGCTTTGCATCCAATGACTTAACATTGCCGCGCTTATCACGCTTGCCAGGGCCAACAGCTACCACCGTACCCATATTGAACGATTCTTTATTATCAACAATAAGAATCTCTGAAAGCTTTCGGATGCTGGGTTTAACCAGCACCCTGTCTTGTAACGGACGTATCATTGCTCGTAAGAATTGCGAACGTGTGTATAGCACACGCCGGAAGTTTTGCCAGTATTGAACTCTTTGTCCTTGCCTGTCATATCTTCTTTACCCATCGCAACACCGCCAACAATCTTGCCGCGACGCTCACCAGTTGAATCAGACATATTTGCGCCTTTTGGTGGAGTTGCGCCTGTCATGCTCTTAACGCCTTTCATTCCGTCCATCTTACCCATGATATTTTCCCTTTTCTTTGCAAAGAAATTACTACGATTATTAACTTAAGTTAATGGCTTGTCAATAACTTCAATAGCTACTGTTGCGCCACCACCTGATTTTATAGTAGCGCGTTGAATAGTCAAATGGTCAATTTGCTCATCGTCATCAAATACACCCGCATCTTGCAAGGCATCCAAACAAGCTTTTAGCCGGTTGTCCAGATCAATCTTGCGCTTATCTCGCGGATGCAAATAAATGAGCATCTTTAATCGGTTAGTGCCCAATTTCGGCACTTTCTGATCAATGACGCATTCAGCAACGTCAATTTTGAATTGTCTGCCAGCTGTGGATAAGTAGCGTCTGCCACCCGATTGCAACCAATAATGATTAACGGAAGGCGGTAGCGGCAGTTCAATGATTACCAAGCAGTTCCTCCGTCCATGCTAAGAGTTCTTCCTCTGTCGTTTGGTAATGCCTTTCAAACGCTTTACGCCCCATTCCGTGAACACCAATGTTACCGCGATGATGTGAAGGGCACAGACCAATAGTAGGGGCGCTATCACGACGACCAGCGCGGCGAATATGATGAATTTCGCAAGGAGTTCCGTCATAACCAATCTTTTTGCATAAAATGCACCCAAGTTCCGCAACTGTGTCGTAATGCTTATTTTTTGCCATCTAACTTTTTGTTCATGCACCCGCTACACACCCAGCGTCTGTTTCTTCCATTCATAATTATTTTCCAATAACCACCCTCTGAATTTTTACTTGTAGAGCAATTGCTACAATATCTATTACCGTCTGGACTTTTTTTTGCTGGTTCAAATTCATCAAGATTTAACATTAGAGTATTACTTTATTTAGTTGTTATTATTAGATTTTTTATTATTTGCTACGAAAGGCGCTTATGACAGTTGCCGCTTGTTCAGAAGAAGAATTTATTAAATTGTGGAATGATGTTCAATCTCCCGCAGAGATGGCAAGAATTCTAAATGTAGCTATAAGAATGATATATAAAAGAAGGGCACATATAGAAAAAAAGCATTCAATTATCTTACCAGTTTTTGATAAAAGATCACCCACTTTTAACGTCGTATATCCAAACAACGGAGTTCGCGCCACAGCAGAACTAGATAACGGCGTAATTATTGTAGGTTCAGACTGCCATTATTGGCCTGGCGTTATATCCACAGCTCACAAAGCTTTTGTGCATTTAGCAAAAGAACTTTCCCCTAAAATGATTGTTTTGAATGGTGACGTTTTTGATGGTGCATCTATCAGCCGCCATGACCCTCAAGGATGGACTACAACACCCACAGTTAAGCAAGAACTTGATGCCTGTATAGAACGCCTTACAGAGATCGAGAACGTGGCTGCAAACGCTAAACTGCATTGGACATGGGGTAACCACGACATGCGGTTTAATACGCGCCTAGCCGCTCAAGTTGGGTCTGCGTGGCAAGGTATTCAAGGCATGAACCTATCAGATCATTTCCCACGGTGGAAATTCAGCACTTCATTGTTAGTTAACGAAAACACAATGATTAAGCACCGCTGGCATAACGGCATTCACGCTATTTATAACAACACACTTAAATCTGGTGCATCAGTTGTTACAGGGCATTTACATAGCTTAAAAGTAATTCCATGGACAGATTACAACGGTACACGTTACGGCGTGGATACAGGAACCCTTGCGAGCATTGATGATGATTCCTTTGCTTATTCTGAAGATTCTCCTAAAAACTGGCGTTCTGGTTTTGCTGTTTTGACATTTGATGAAGGCGAACTTTTACCGCCAGAACTATGCCAAGTATTAGATGAAGCCAAGGGTAAATGCTATTTCCGTGGCTCAATATTTTATGTGTGAATAGTCATCCAAATGCCACATGACAAGGATATTATAAGTCTGCAGTACCCTATAACCTATTTCTTGGAGTAAACAAAATGGCTTTAATTATTGATTACGAAAACAAGTTGATCTACGTTGGCGACGGTTACGAAGTTGTTCAGTATGAAGAAGAAGATGCAACCTTCTTTGATGACGAAGGCAATGAATACTGGTACGACGAAGCAGAAGATATTACTTACATCTACGACGAAGAAACTGAAGATTGGTACGAAGTCGAAGAAGATGACGATTCAGCAGCATGGTAAAACAAAGGGGCGTAAGCCCCTTTTCTACATGTTGTCTCGTATTGCTCTAACTGGAATATCTGTCTTTTCATGTATGCGCAAAATGACCATATCCGATATTGGCGCACCGTGTCTGATCTTGCTAATAGTTGGAAACCCTAAATCTAGTATTTGAGCAACTTCACGATCTGTTTTTAAATCAAGTTCCCTGCGTAAAAAGTCGATCAATTTATTATCCACATGCGTTGGTCTCATAATGAACCCTTCCTCCGGTTAGCGGATAACGTCTGCCAAATCTCTGTAATGCGTATTTCGTGCTGGCGTTTGTTATCCAAAATTTTAAATTGCTTGTAATTCTCAACCCATTCATCTACTGCATTTTTATGACTAGGGCTATCTACAGCTTGTGCGTCACGTTCTGCTACCGTACCACTAGAGAGTAAAAACGCATGCGCCTTGGCCTGTTTAATGGCTTCCTCGCACCGTTTTACTTCGCCAGATAGTTCGGCGTGTTCTTGGTCAGTCCTGCTTAAATAAATTAATGCTTTTTCTACCCGCGAATCGTTTAAGTTTTCTAATTCCATTCAATCCCCGCAAAAACATGAAATACCATCTTCGTTTGAATCAAACATATTTATTTGATCTTTATTAAATTTAATCATAGAAGCATAAGACGGCCTGTCAGAACGAAAAACTGCTCCGCTTGGCTTGGATGCCAATGCCAATGCCTCCATTTTTGCCCACCATATCGCACGTTCTGGCTTTTCGGTAATTAAAGAGAAGATTTGCGCTCCACCCTTTAAAAAACACAAATCACAATTGCCATGCATAGTCACACCGTTCATATTTGGCAATTTCAAATCAAATGGCTGGCTTTTCCAAAAATCGCCAACATCTTTTTTAGTAATGCCTAATTTCCCAAGCGGGGCAATTTTTGTTTCATGTTTGCCATAATCTTGGTTGCCAATTTTTGCCAACCTACGCTGTTCATCAGCCCTTATGCCAAGCATAGAATCCCATTCTGTCCAACCTTCATTTTTTAAATATCTATGAATTGCCCTAACTTTAAGTTCCACAGTACAAAACCTAGATACTGGATTAGGCAAATAATTACGCTTTTTAATTAAGGCCTCAAATGGTTCACCGTTGCGACTGGCCGTTTCAAAATCAACCAATTTCCACCTATTTTTTGTTTCTTCTGCGTCTTGGTATTCAACCCAATGAATTTTTATACCCCAATTAATGGCGCAATCACGCACAAATTCAAGCGTTGCTTCTTCTTCTTTACCGGTATTTGCAAAACAAACAATAGCCTGGCTTGGCAACCCATTGTTAGCCTGTAAAACCCGCCAAAGCATATAAGCTGAAGTTCTGCCGCCTGAAAAACTTATGCAAGTCGGTTCATCAATAATAAATGGGTCTTTCATCGCCAATCTCCTTCGTTTCCTCGATTACCTTTGTTCCATTGTTCACGCGCATCTTTTTCTAATTTGTCGGTACTTCGCCACTTCTTTACTTCTTCTAGATAATCAAGCATCGATTGCCTACCTTTTACCCGCAGCTGCAAAACATATCTAACTTCACATTGATGCCTGTATTCCTCTGACGTATTTATCATTTTTACTGCTCAGTAAATATCACGCCAAAGCCCTAATCTTTTCTGCAATACGCTTGCGCAACTCGCTAAAGCTTTCACCTGGCAATGGATTGACCCCAACTTCCCTAGCCTTAGCCATAGTTAATTGCTCGTCGCTATACCAAGGCAATGCTGGCGGTTTCTTTTCCTGCATGTCTAATTCATCTTCCCAACGGCCCTGATTTAACCAAGTGCTTGCATGCGGAATAAACTCTGTGTCAGTTTCTTTTAATCGCCAATACTTAATATGCACCGGCAAAGCTTCAAACGCAGCTTCTTGCTCGTCTTTAGTCATGCGCTCCCAAATTTTCTGAGCAACACGCTTGCTTACCTTTCGCGGATAAAGTTTCCAAAACTCGTCAAACATCTTGCCTTCTTGCACGGATAGCTTCTGCAAAAACAGGCAACATGCTAGCAATAAAGTTTTGCGTGTTTGGCGTATCTTTTAAACCGTTTAAATCGGTTAACAAAAGTAATTGCGCACACGCTTCGCGCTCTGCTTTACGTCCTGCTTTCCAAGCTTCCCATGCCCAATACATCATTGAAGCATTACTGTAAGGATTCATTGTCGTATCGCAATCCTCTTTCCACCAAGCTTCAAATTGTTCTTGTTCGTTCATACAAAAAATTCCTCTTGAATTGGTGCAAATTTCTTTTCCCAAAACATTGGGGATTGATGCGATTCAATTCGTTCACGCATTAATGCTGCCCTGCATTCTTTTGTTGGCGGTGTATAAGTTCCACGCCAAGCCGAATCAATTCCAATATTTTGACCAATGTTTGTACTGTCAGCAGAAGCAAATGGAAATCTTGTATAAACTTCTGGATTCAACATTCTTAGACCATGTATTTTTGCGCATGGTCTGCCACTCTTGTCACAAATTACATTCATTGCTTCTGCCATTCTTGTCCACCATTTTGAAGTGCCGATCTGAGCAAAATCGCCAGAGCTGCCCAAACAAATTCTTGGAAAGTTTTTTACTAATCTGTTTAATCTTTCTAAACTTTCATGCAAATGCCAAACTGGTGCGCCTATGTGTGGTGCTGTCTTTGCCCAAGGCCATTCTGCCAAAAGTGCATCATTTGCATTTTCATCACCGTCAATTACATCAGGAATAACAGCAAAATCAAAAGCTGGGTATCTGTGTAATTCGCCAACCCATTCATAAAATTGCAACCAATCTGTAATTGGCTCACCTGATTTCCACGCACTAAATGCGCCATTATCAAGAGCAAATGATTGAGCAGCTTCTAGAGCTATCGTTAATTGTCCAGGATGACGGAAGCTAACAAATGCATGACCACCGGAAATTGCTCTAAGAGCGGCAGTAGCTGGCGTTATTGGTAATCCGTGATAATGAATCATATTTCCTCCTGTGTATATTATTAAGGCTGCTTAATCTTTACGTCAAGCATTATCTTTGCTTACTTTTATTTATTTTTGTTTTAGGCATAGGACAAGACAATTAGGTGGTACTCACCCAATTTAGCCACTTGCTTCAGTAAAGTCGTAAAGTAAAGTCTTGCAAGCTACTACACCCGAAGGACTACGTTCATTTCCAAGAGGACGATTTCGGATCGCCTAGCCGCCACACCACCTGTGTTCTCTTGTTCCTGTGATACCCGTAGTAAGTTCACGCGCTGTCTTG